GGTCCCCTGTTTGGACTAATAGAGGCATTACACATTCTGCATAGTATGAATGCGTGTGTGACAATTTGTCCCTTTTCAGCTTCGTAAATAGGGTTACCATCACTATAATATCCTAAAATTGGTTTGTCAGTGTTTTCCATATTAAAATTCAATCCATCCTGTTATAATATACTTATCATTGCTTATTGGTGGATTACCACGATGTGTATGTGTAAATCCTGCGGGAAACATTAATACTCTACCTGTTTCAGCTTTTACTCGTTTTGGGTAGTACAAGAACTCTGTTTCTCCACCTTCATCGACTGTATTTAGGTATACCGTAAAAGTTAATAATCTCACTGCTGTGTCTCTACTTGCAGTTTCACAATGCCAAATATGATACCCACCTCCAATCAATGTTTTCTGCATTCTAATTTGATGAATGCCATGACTATCTAGTGCAGAAAGAATATCAAATTTATCTGTGTAACTTTTATAAATATTGTCCCATAGAATTTTATTGAAGGTTGATGTTATTTCCCTAGATGCTTCCATTCTAACAATAATATCGGTTGCAGTAGGGAAAATTGTGATATCATCTTTTTCATAACGTGGGGCATAATTCTTTCTTGTATGTCCAAATCCCGAAGATGATAGCGCATCAAAAAATAGTATCGCTTCATTGCAAAATTCAGGACTAAAAACTTTATCCTCTATGTAAATAAAATCATTCATGTATTAAATTTCCAACATATGGTTTCTTTAACCAATCTAGATAATAATCTGCTGATTCTGATATTTTAATCAATTGGTATTTACCACAAAATCTCATAAATTCTATACCAATTTGCCCAACAGGTTTTTTATTTACAACTTCTGTTATGACTGTATCAAGTGCATCTTTGATTTCTTGTGGTTGCATAGTCAAATCAATAAGCACACGATTACGTTCATAATCATCTTTGACTTTGTGTTCTATACCGTTATGATCAACCCAATGCTGCTGCATAACATTGTTCCAATTAAATCCTTTTTTCTCACGATCAGCATAAGCTTCAATCAATCCAATGGTTTTTTTGGTGGATTTTTTACGTACACCTGGGTAAGCACTGAAAATATTGTCAGTACTATCACCACGCATACATTTTTCAAACAGTATAAATTGTGGATCACCTAATGTTTTATGCTCTTTGGTTTTGTTGTCAATTACCTTTTTACCGTTTTCATCAAAGTATCCATCAATGGTAATAAGTTGATTAGCTAAACTATTGTAACGTTGAACATTAGACGCAATCAATTGATCAAAGTCAGTATCACTACTTATAATAACATGATCATTATTTGGGTGAAGTTGGATAAAACGTGCAATGATATCGTCTGCTTCCGCATTATTACATCGTATGACTGATACATTGGTTTTATCGTTAAGAAACTTTATAAACTCATTGTAGGTATTATTAAACAAATCATCTAATTCTACTTCACTTTGTGTTTTTGCAGCTTCTTTAACCATACGGTTACGTTTGTATGGTTCGTAAAACTGTTTACGCCAACTACGTCCTTCAAGGGCAAAAACAACATGTACAGGTGCTTGTCCACTAAATTTGCGAACCATAGTGTGCGCACTTTGTAGTGTAAGATGTAATGCCATACCAACACGTTCATCATCGGTTTGGCTACGACTAGCAATATATTTTGATTTAAAAAATAAGTTAGCGGTATCAATAATGATGTACTTAACTGACTTCGGATCTTCCATTTCCAATGTTCCTTGATCTAACTACACGGATATCAGCGTCACGGTTTCTAGGATCAGCATCTTGTTGCTCGTATACTTCTAGTGCAATATTACGACAAACTGTTTGGAACCAACGATCAACAATATCAACATCGCTATCTGTTTCACGCAATTTGTAACCTGCTTTGATCAAGTTTATCACGAACTTATCGTTAAAGTCAAGTTCAAAACTTCCTGAATTAATATTACTTGGATCTACCTCAACACTAGTAATAGCTACGTAAGGTTCATTGTTATTAGTTGCAATTTCTTTTGGGCTAAGTTGCTCTTCTTTTTTCTTACGTTCTTTTTTTGCTTCAGTTTTTGGTGGTTCGGGTGGAATAGGTACAGGCTTATTCCACAATGCTTTTAACTTTTCAAACATAACAATCCTCTACAAGAATCATACTATTCTTTTTATGTTCTTCATACAGCTTAAAGCTAGCAAGATTTTTTGCTTTGCTTTCGCACATCATATCACCCCATACCCAATGAGACATTGCCCAACGGTTAACTGCACTGTTCCAAAAGAAATCACTATGTGCACGTAGGTCTTGTTTCTTATGACCACTTTCAGTTAATAATTGAAAGTTAGGCATAGTATGCTTATCGTGTTTTACCAATACATCCTCACGACTGACAGAATAATGGATGACAGGGCGCACACCCCTCCAACTATGTATAACCCTATCGATGCGTTCATCATCCAAGGCGATATACTGTCCTGTTTTACACCAATGGTGATGAATATCAAGGACAATAGGAACAATATCACTAAGTTGAAGGCAATCATCGAGTCCATAGGTTATTTCTTCGTTTTCAATTGTAATACAACTGCGGGATTCGGGTGAGAGTTTTGCATACGCACGTCTGAAACCTGTGGCACCTTGTTTACCCGCAAGGTGGACGTTGATCTTAAAGTCCTGAAAGCTTTTTCCAAACCCCATGTAACGGGCCATATCCGCATGATATTCAAACTCCTTTAACGAATTCTCAACAATATTCTCGTTATCACTAGCAAGAACACAAAACTGACCAGGATGAAAAGACAAACGTACACCGTTTTCTCTAGCACTATCACCAATAACTGCAAAATGGCGTTCAAGATATCGAACAACATCAGGTTGCTGATAGAAATAACTCCATGATGGCTCAGTGTATACAGGAAGGAGATCACTACTAAGGCGAACCATCCTAAGGTCTTCATCTAATTCTCCTACACGTTTGACTAGTAACCGTGTTGCTTCGATGTTACCCTTCATTAAGTTCCAAAGTTTATCTTCAGCAACACTGCGTACTTGTTTATTTAACCAAGTACGGGTTGTAGTACCTGTATTGTATTTCTTGCAATCATCAGTGGGTTTGATACCATTGACTTGATCAGCATTGTCAATCCATTTACAGGCAAATCCTAGTCTACGCATGATTAAGAATTCTCAATAAGTTGTGCGGCAAGTTCGTTAAGTTGTTTACGTGGAATAAACAACTCAAAAGTACTAGTCATTATACACTTATTTTTCTCTACATCCCACAGTTCTCGTGTAAACGTAACATTACGTAAATCAGTAGGTGATACACATGAATCTACATTCATGTATAGTTTAAAGTCAGGACGATCAACAAGATATTTCATAACTACCTCCATAAGATATCCTAATTATATCAGGATAATAATAAAATAACAATGTGGTATTTTTACCACTTTTCGGATTGATTGACCCGTTGCATTTCAGCCTCCATAACACGCTTGCGCAATGAACTTGAGCTAAAGCTATGGTCACGCCCATTATAAATTAATTCTATCCCACGGTCAAGGCATATCTGTTTTCCTGTAAAATCTTTATCTTTGTATTCAATACCTAGTATTCTCATATCAATAGGCAGAACAAGAAACAAATCTTCAAGGTCTTTTTCTGTATTGTAGATAACAATTTCATCAACAAAACGTGTAGCACTAAGTTGTATTTGTCGTTCTACGATAGACTGTACAGGTCGATTTTTTGTAGGTCTATCTAAACTAGCATCATTTTGTAGGGCAGCGATAAGATAGTCACAGTGTTGTTTGGCTTCAGATAACATAGCAATATGCCCTGCATGAAGCAAATCAAATTGGCTACAAGTAATACCAATTTTTAGACCACTATTTTTCAGTTCTTTTATACGGTTAAATATCATTTTTCAGCTTTATTAAAAAATTTAGTACGATTCTATATCCTGTTTTTGGATGCGATCCTGCGTGAAGTACGGATCCATCCATTAAGATTAATTGACCTTTTTTAGATTCAACCTTATGACTTATTTTGAATGGCTTTTCATCGTTTTCAAAAATATACGTAAAGCCATCTGAGTCGTTGACGTGATATATACCTACGACATACTTATCATCGGGTTTTATCACTTTTTTATCTTTAGTTAAACGATAATAATCGTAATGAGGAGGATTATAAAGTTTATCAGTCTTATAGAATGTTTGTAAATTAGCTTTAACTTTGACAATACTTTCTATTTTATTTTGGTCAATGTTAATATAATTTATAAATTTTTTAATAATTGGATAATATGGAGATATTATCTGATCATCTTCCATAAAAAGATGAGTTAAATGATAATATTCAAAAGTGTTTTCGTCAAAATAGTAATCTTTTCTGACTAGATCACCATTTTCATACGAAGTTTCTACCTCATGATATGTAGTTAAATTTAAACCATACCATGGAAAATTTATACGTGTAAATGTATCGTATATTTCTTGTTCAAAACTATAAGGTATTGATTTTTCAAATATGTATATAAAAGACATTAAACTTCCCCCACCTGTTATTTAGATGGGGGAAGTTTGGAAAATTAATAATCTGATTCCATCTTTTTCAAATCTTCTTCCCACATGTTTTTAAAATTTTTATTTTTCAAAAACTTTTGGTATTGCTGAAAAGCGTAACTACGCATATTGGTTAAATCACGTTCATCATAACGATAACCATAATCCTTACAAAAGTTTAGATAATTTTCTAACTGTTCAAAAATTGGTTCGTTAGTACTGAAAAAGTTACGACCTTTACTTGCTTTACTCATACTGTTTGCTTCCTTAAATTTTAATTGATAAACTAGGTTTATAACTACGATAATGTTTGGTGATTGCTCCACCACTGCTTTCTGTAGTAGTAATTTTAATGTCACTATCTACAAAATGATTTGCTAGACGTTGGAAAAGTTCATCTGAGATTTTACTACAAAAATTTAAATCATCATCACATTTAGGTTTTCCAATATCAGCTTGATTTACATCTTTGATTACCTGATTAATTACAGAAATATCAAAGTTATTGTTTTTACATTCTACTTCAATTGATGTATTAAAAAAGTTTTTAATGCGACTTTTTTTACGAACATAAATTAAACTTTGCTCCAAGACACGTTGTTTGCGTTCTTTCATTGCAAGAGTTCTTTGTTCAGTATAATCCATTATCTTTCATCACTCCATATTTCGGTCTCACGACCACTTGTGGCTTCAAATTGTAAGCGTTCCAATCTAGTAATTTCATCTTTTAATTGTAGCTTACGTTTCTTTAAGGTTGTTACTTGCTCAGGAATATAACTCTTTTGATTTTCAATGTCAAGTATTTGTTTGTCAACAAAACGATGTAATTCTTCTAAATGCTTGATTCGCTCACGATATGGCATGATTACCCTCCTTTATGATCCTTTACCAAATTTAAAATCAAATCCATTTTTTCTTTAATTTCAGCAACAGCAGGATATTCTTTAGCTAATTTCTCAACTTCTCGCTCTTGCGCCATTTTATTTTTTGCCCATTCTAGTATTTCTTGCGTCTCGGTGTCAAGTTCTATGGTCGGATAATTCCAATTTAAGCATTTCCAATAACTACCATCATTAATTTCCAAACAATTAATGTTTGAATTCCAACGAACATGCCCTGCACCTTGTGCGCCTGGGCTGATGTAAATATCAGCGGGATATGTTTGGTTTACTTTTATACCTTTTCCTGTGTTTATAGTTTTAATCATAATTGTGCGGGTAACATATATTCGTAATTTGCTAAACCACTATCCACTGTAATGCGCATAGCGGGTGAGTCACTGATGTAGATGGATTTGTCGCCTGGGAGGTCCATGATGCTGATAAATTGTCTAACAGGCCATGAGTATGATTTTGTAACCTTACCCGTAACATTTGCTTCAAACACAAAATTACCACTATGTGTTGTAGCTTTACCCATATAAATTTTTAAATCATTGCCTTCTTGTTTTAAAACAAAGGTGTTTTCATCACTATTGGCTTGCATTTGTCGTTTCAATCGTTGGATATTTGCAAGCTTTGGTTCAAAGTGTATGTTCCATATTGCACCTGCGAACTTAACAGCTTTAACACGTTCTTTAACAAGTAACTCAGACATTAATCTATAATCATTAACAAAATCACCATTAGCAGTTTCAAAATGTATTGCAGTTGGTGCTCCTTCATTAGTTCGTGTCATTGTTATTGATGCGTTTTTATCATAATCCTCAAACTTTAAAATAGTCTTGAGTTTGGTTAAATTAGGCATACCAAACATACCAATAAAATCATCCTGTGCTGTATGGAATACTCCTTGCACAATAACAGTATGATCATCTGCTACTGCGTTAATAATAGTTGACTTGTCTGTACCTGTTACTTTAATAAGATCAATAAATCCTAATGAACAAGTATGTTGAATCAAGTCTAATAAATAATCTCTCATGTTTTATCCTTTGTATGATTATAAGACTCTATTGGTAATAATCAAGTAATTTAGATGTTTACTCAAACGTAAACAGCGAATCAAATGTATTATAAATGTTAGTGGTTCGTTCTAAGTCCCAATCAAGCCCACCTATTAAGTTATCAATCTTTTTATCTACCAACGTATATTCCATTTCTTTATCATTAAATGGTAATTCTGTAAACCATTTTGGCAACCGTAACTCATCTGTTGGGTACGCAATACTTGTAAAATTAAGAACATTGTTCTGTAACTTACACACAATAACCTTAGCACCATTAGTAATCTTAGTACTGTAGTTATCATGATTTAACTCACGTAAAAAATTCCAATTAAGGCTTGCACGAACGTGGCCTGGCATGTTGACTTTGCCATCCTTACTTTTCTTTAATTTTTGTTCATATAGTGTTAGCTTGTTAACTGCTTTAGGACTACCCTTGTTCCAACTAGGCATATCACGCAAACGTTTTTTAAATTCAATGATTTGCTGAATTGTATCTTCTTTGGTCGCACCTGCAAGTACACTTTCTAATACACTAAACAAAAATTCTTGAACAAACTTTGGTGTATCCGCACGTTTCAAATCTAAGCCCATGGCTTTGATTTTACCTGTAGCACCATTCTTATCTAAACGCTTACCCTCTTTGTCATAGATATTAACTGCATAACGTTTTTTCGTAATGAATAATCCACGATCAGCTACTAATTCACGACCTGCTACAATAATATTTCCATTCTTTGGTGGACAATGAAAAGCACGATGCATGAAATCAGGAAATGTTGAATTAACCGTATTACCTAGATCATCGTATATCTCAATCGCATATTCTTTAGTCCAATTCTTTCTTAAATTTTCGTCTTTTGACCAAATAGGCCATCCACTAAAATAACAAGAATCAGTATCGCCATAAACAATAGCTTCACCTGTGTGATCATATTCACCTGCAATTAATTCATTTAAGGTTGCACTCATGTGCTTGACAATTTGCCTACCTGTTAGTGTCGTACTTTGTCCAATACGCTTATCATAAAATCGACAATGTTGATTTAACAATGCACCATATGCAGAATTAAGCAAAATCTTACGTACAAGTTGTCGCTTATCAAAAAACTCTGCTTCTTCAGGAGTCTTGGCTTCTTTAAGTTGCTTTTGAATTTGTTTACGTTCGCTATACCATCTCGTCAACAACCCAGGTATCACCCCCTCATTCTCATAGGTAAAAATTGTACCATTAGCACTTAAGATCCATGGTTTGCCACTATCGAAAATAAGTTTATGCACCTCAGCAGCACTGAACTCTTGTGCTTTTCCACGTTCCCATTCTATGGTAATCATGGTATCACGCTCTTGGTTCATTACTGCGGTATATTCTAGTGTGCCAAATAATCCTTCCCATAAGATAGGACCATCTTCTCCTTCAACTTCTTCATCCTCCGCAACCTTACGATTCTTTTTCTTTTCACGTGCTAATTTTTGACTTTTGTCATATAAATATTGGTCGGTTAATGTTTGCTTAAGTTGTCCAACAATAGTTTCAGGTGCCATGTTTAATGCACGAATCGTTGATGGATATAGAGAATTCAAATCAACTGCAGCAATCCATTCATGAATACCTTTTTTAGGGTAAGCGACATATGCACCCGCAGCTTTGGTTTCATCTTCTTCAGTACGATATGGTTTATCAGGAATAATAAGCCCACGTGAATGTGCCTCATTAATAACAGCTTGTTCAATCATAGCTACACTACCCATTACGGTAGGCAACAACACTGTATTTTGATGTGCAATACTGTTTGCTAAATCTAAGAATTTAAGCTTAGCATGAATCTTATATAACAACATTGTATCTTGTCTGTTATATTCAAGAAATGTTTTCCAATCTTTGTTATAAAGTTGGTCTAGTGTGCCCTCATATTGGGTTTTCTTTTCTCCAACTTCCATTTCCCCAATATAATCTAATTTATAACTATGACGTTGTTCGTAGTTATACTTCTTGTATAATTCAAGATAGTCCATGTGTACTCGACCAACCAAGTCATAAGTGACTTGTTTTTGGTCAAACTGCACAAATTCACGTTGGCGTGGATATTGATTAAACAGACAAAATCTGCGAGTATCATCCTTAGACATAACTTGGGTAACACGATTAACCATGTATGGAATATCGTATCCTCCACTATTCCAACCTGTTAGTACGTCTGCATCTTCAATCAGGTCAAAGAACAAGTTAAACATTTCAATTTCATTTTTACAAACTATGGTATTTTCAAAATGCTTAACAGTTTCTTTAACTTGTTCTTCAGTATAACCTGTAGGTGGAATACATAATGTAATTAATGCGTCCATCCAATCTAAGTATAAAGAGATTGAGTTTACTGCGTTGAATGGGTCATCAGTTGGGGCAAATCCTTTATCAGGATCAAAGTTTACCTCAATATCAAAAAAGCATACATGCAAGTTTGGTGGTGGCATATCCAAATAATTATCAGATAAGCACCTAAAAACAGGATTAATATCACTTTCAAATATCTGTGATTTAGTCCGATGTATGCGCAATTCTTTTATGAATTCATTTTTGTTTGACGCTGTAATTTTAGACAAGGAATCTCCGTATACACTACGGTATTTTCCTTTTGGGTCAGTATAGTAAAAAAGGTATTTTGCTTTGTATTCTTGATAAATGCGTTTACCTTTTTTATCACGTTCGACAATGTGAATTTTATCAGATTCACGATCTAATAATGCGTCAACATATGACATAGATTATAGTGTTTTACCTACGGTTTCTAGAATGTTTTCTAATAGTTCGTGATCTTGTCTTGCTTTACCTAATTCTGCTTTATGTGCAATACGAATTGCTTTTTTTAATACGGTTGCTTTGATATTCATTTCTTCAGCAACTGCTTTAACCGTATCATTTAATCCTTCTTGCATGGTTTCAATTTCATGCATGACTTGGCAACCTTCATTGATTAAATGCGTAAGTTTGGCTTTTTGTTCTGCTGAAAACATAACTGTTGACATAATAACTCCTTTGAGAAAGTACTTAGTCTACAGTATAATTGTAAAAAAACAATATTTTTTGGATAATATATCTATAGGAATATCTGTTTTAACTGTGGCATGACTGAATTTAAATCAGTATATAACAAACCAATACCACCTGCTTGTTTAAAAGCATCAATTTTTTTGGGTGTATCGTCAATTAATACAGCACGTTGGTGTCCATAATTTGCCCACTTCCATTTGTTAGGCTCAAATATTGCCTTCCTAGCAATTTCCCATCCTAAATTTGCGGCTAACCAATCCTTCTTACCAATTTCACTTGCTTTACGACTGTCTTTAGGATCAACCCCACTACTACGTAAAGGTGCGCTTAATATACGCCAATCAACATTGTGATCATTTAACCATTTAATTAAACGCATACCATCAGGTAATGGTGGCATATTAGCGAAAAATTCTTTTACCCCACGTGGTCCTAAGCTACGCAGACTATCTACCCTACTTTCTATGTCTGTACCATCATAGTTTAAAATAGCTTGATCAAAATCTGCTAATACTCCATCCATATCAACAAACACAAATGGTTTAGGTTTGGTAACTTCAAAAATTTTCATACTCTACAATTCCCTATAACCTTGGTGATTGTTGTAAATTCACGTGCAACACGATCATAAAACATTTCAGGTGGACGTTCACTATAAGCACGATAACCCAATGCTAACTGACCCATATCAATATAATAAGATGAACTAGGCCAACGTTTTTGGTTAAGTTTCAATCCATCGATGAGTATACATTCTTCCGCTAGTCTTGTCAAGTTGGTCTTTTTAACCTCACCTTCTGCGTTCATAGCTTCCATCAATTTTATTGCGATTGGTTCTTTGTTTAAATGTGGGTTTTCCATATGTCTAGCAAACATATGCACAGTAAATGCTTCTATTTCAGGATCAAGGTTGACACATGCTGCTGCTTCTGCTGCAAGAATTACCTCGTAGCTATGTTTAACATATGTCATCCAATGTTGCATATTAGTGTTCAAGCAATAAAGTTATAATAACGTCATTACGGTTAGCACTATCGTCGCCATCGCCTGGGGCAACGACTACGTTCCAATATGGTTGACCATTAGATTTCGTACCATCCTTAAAGGACATCATTTGATCGTAAGTAATAATAGATTGTGGTTTAATGCCATACTTTTGTGCTGCACGTTGTTTGAATGTTTCCCATGCTTCAGCATTTTTCCAACGTAATCGATTGTTTGCGTCACGTCCCATTAAATCAGTAAACATATCACGATCTACAATTTCACTACGTTTGACTTCTTGACCTGTTTGTTTTTTATACAATTCAACTTTCTTATATTCTCCTGATTTTGCACCCATAGAGAAATTAATTCTAAAGTTTTGTGGACGCTGACTTGTTGCTACATCGCCCATTTTAGTATAGGCGTAAAATTGTACGTCAGGAAACTTTCTAGCAACATCATAAGCCAAGTTTAAATATTCAGGACTAAAGAAATCACCTGCATCATGCCAACGAATAATAACTTGAGTACCTTTTTTCTGAAATCTATCTCTAGCGGATTCAATTTCGCTCTCAAGCATTGCTTTCCATCCATCAGGATCATTTAATAAAAAGTTTAATGATCTAGATCCTGCTTCAGATGGTGGAGCATATTGTACATACCCACCTTTCATGGCATAACATACTTGTACGCATTTACCTGCGCCTGGGCAGGTGTTGACTACTACAAATTTTTGTCTATCTTCATCAACTGCCAAACCAACTAAAGCAGGTAATCCAATATTAAAAAATATACTGCTGCTACCATCGCTATGTTGCATCTTTTCATTTTGTTTAAGTAATTTCTTTGGACGTTGCATAACAGATGCCATTAACTTTGGTAAATCATATAATTGATTATTACCATCAACGATAGGTACAGTGCCACTATGAATATAAGGACGTATTAATTTGTCTTGTTTAAAACGCTTATAAACTTCATACTCTTCACCTGACATTTTACCAAGTTGTTTCTTACTTGGTCTACGATACTTTTTTTGTAATTCAGGACTAAGTTTTCTACGTAGATAATCAGTTAATTCATCTTCAGGATAATCACGATGTGGTGCCCCTAAAAACTTTTCTGCTTCATCTAGTTCTTCTTGATCTTGAACAAATTGTTGTAAGGACATAACCTCTACTCCAGGTGCCGCTCCAGGTAAATCTTCCTTAGACGCTTCTTCCAATAATAATTCACTAATTTTCATAACACAAATCCTTTATTCAGTATTTATCCAAAACTATGCATACCATAGTGTTTAGCTTTTGCATATGGAGCAACAAAAATTTTACCGCCTAAATTACGCCAATCATGACAAAATAAGTTGTCTTCACCATATGATATATTGTTTTTAACTAAAATATTAAAAAAAGAATAGTATTGATTTCCATAATTTCCATATTGTTCAGAAATATATGTTTTAACATGTAGTCTCATGGTTTCAAATACACGCCTTTTTATTAACATGTAACCTGTACCAACTGATTCTACTTCTTTAAGATCTTCATTATCAAGAAACCGTGAAGTGTTTTCTAATGGTGTGAAAACATAATTAGTACTATGTGTTGCTAAATCATTAGCAGTAACGCCATTTTTTACGGCATGTTCTACCCAATCCCAATGCAACATTTTAAAAGGATATACTCCACCAACAATGTCTACATTTTCTTCAACCATCCTTACAATGTCATGAGGGTTACATGACATGTCTGCATCTAAAAATAATAAATGGGTACTATCAGTATTTAAAAAATCAGTTGCTAGTAAATTTCTAGCAAATGATATAATGGTTTCACCTGATATAAATTGATATTGAAATTGCCAATCTTTACTTAGTAGCAATTTTTGTAGTTGAATAACCGTATCAGTAAATTGAATACAGCATTGGCTATTATAAGCAGGAGTTGCTAGATATATTTTTGGAACCAATATAACCTCGTTAAATTAATCATTATTTAATTTAACGCAAATTTATATTAATTATTCTTGGCAAAATCCGCTAGTAAACCACGTGCTTCATTGTAAGAAGCAGCTTGACAAGTGAATTCTTTCATTTCGCCACTTGCACACTTTACATTAAATTTGTAAGTTCTCATAGTAATATTCCTTTATAATATTTATGATGATCCGAAAAACTTATTCATTAGTTCTTTTTGTTTTTTAGGTTTTGCGCCTAAAACAGGACTAATCTTTGTAACTTTGTCTGTCCCACTTAAATATTTTGGATTTTGCTTGTCTTCTTTAGTATAACGTGGATCACTAGGGTCATATTCTGTACCAAACGCACTCTTAACTTGGGATGAATTGAATATTATATAAGACATATCAATATACGATGCTTGCTGTTGCAAGTATTCATAAGCCTCTTTTTCAGCTTCTTCAGGAGTATTTCCATCACCTAAAGGTGCAGTAGGCATAATATTATCAGGCAAATATGCTACGTACTTAAATCCTTCTTTTTTGATGACAAAATTAATACGTTCATCAGGTCGCAATGTTCGTTTACCTTCATTGGTATTTCTATATTGTATACCATCATATCCTGCATCAAACAATGAACGTGCTAGTTCAGCATAGATTGTTGCTTTACAATCATTCCAATCCATATCACGATCTCGTCGAATTGCTTCAAGTTCATTCCATTCTTTTTGATTAATAATCTTTTGCTTTAAGAAAAAGTTCATAACTTGACGTAAATGATCCTCATCAGGACCAAATATATCAGGCATAGTAAAAGGTTTAGTAATCTTTAAATATACAGGAATTACACGTGCTCCACTAACAGAAACTGCACGTTTATTCGTTGCAAATTCGTTCGCCGCTTCACGATTACCAAAATGTATACCAAAATCACGATATAAATTTTTAAATGTTGTAAAATCGTTAGCAGTACCATGATATACAATCATTGGTAAACCATTTGTATCAACTACTTTACTATTACCAAACCATGCTCGTAAGTTTTCTTCACGACCTTCTACTAATTCTTTTAAAAAATTCATTGACTCTTTGTTAATACTAGGATTGGTTGGGTCAAATGTACCATCGTTGTAAACGGATTTGATTTGCTCAGGGCGTAAGGCTATGTACCACGTTTTAGTTCTGCCTTTGACAACGAAGCCATCATTACCGTTTTCCGTAGCCTTTTTAAGAAGATTGCGTACTTGGACGTATCCCTTGCTAGAATTTGACATTGACACCCATTTGTCCACAGATATAGGCATCGGATTTTTAATAGATAAGAAAACGGGAATGATGTTGGCACCTTCTTGTTGAGCATACCCGCCAGCATCCGAGGCTGACGTTGAGAAAAAGATGCCTAGATAATCAGTTGCATTTGGCACACTGCTGCCTTTTGGCGCAGACTTGTCAAACGCTGCAAAGTTTCTCAGCGTCCCATGATACACCACTAATGGATCGCCTTTTGCATCAACCACCTTACTATTACCAAACCACTTATTAAAATTATTTTCTCTATCATTACTATCTTCTTTAGTAATGTCAGGTTCATATTTACCAAATGTACCTACATTATATATAGACTTGATTTGATACTGTTCAAATGGGCGATAAGTTAAAATAATTGGTGTACCTTCAGCACCAAGTTCTAATTCTCTATCACGTGGTTCATAATGTTTAGCACCTGCTTCAAAAACATCTTTTAAAATGACACCATCATATCCCATACCTTGTAGGTAACTTACAATATCTTCACTATCTGCAATAGTATATGTATCTATAACCGTATTGTCTAGTGCATCCTCAATAGAACTAATATCGTCTGCTTCACCCCATATGTCAATTTGATCTGAAAGGTCACGAAATCCTTTTATTCTAAACCCATCATCGTCATAAGCATTGATTGAAAATCTTGCGCCTGTTTTGTATATGATTTCATCTAAATCATATATCATATAGGACACATCTCTCCAACCTAGTTTTTTACGTCCACCATCAGGTACATTTAAATCGCTAGGCACCATATTGATAAAATCAATTAATGATATTGTTTCATTATAACGGGTAAGGTCTAATGGTTTTACAATACGTAAATACGCTGCGATTACAGTAGAACCACTACCATATTGTCTTGTATCTAATTGCCTAGCATATACACTAGCTGCTGCAGGATCATTTGTAAATGATGGTACTGCACGACCTTGTGTTAATTTAAATTCTGTGGCAGCAGGTCGCTTACGTGTACCACGATATACAACAAGTGGATTGCCATTACTGTCAACCACTTTACTATTACCAAACCAACTACGAAATGCTTTTGTCTCTCTAGCTTTTTGGTATTCTAATAACTGACTGATTTTCATCCACGGTCTTTTTTCAATATGCTACGAAGCATCCATGAATGTTTTGCGTGACTATCGATACGTCCTGCTATAAAATCAGCAATACCTTGCTCATCTTCTGCTTCACATTGATGAAACGTTTCTTTTAATAATACAATAATCTTTTGATTATCTTCGTACAATTCTGCCATCATTAACTCAGCACGTGGGATTTGTTGTTGCTCATCAATAATACTTAACTCTTGATACCTTGTCATCGAGCCAGGTGCATATGAGTCTAACTGACGAATTATTTCAGCTAATTTATCGATACTATCATATACTTCATTATACAAGTCACCTAAAAATGCATGATATTGTGGAAAGTTAGGTCCTTCTATATTCCAATGGAACCCTGCTGCTTTAATATAAAAAGCAAATGATGTTCCCAACACTTGCTTTAACTTATCTTTTAACATTCTTTTTACCTTCTAGCATATTTTTTTGTGCTTCGTGACCTTCCATATACTCTGCTACATCTTTAATTAATTCATCAGCACGTGTGATATGGTCTGAGACCCATCCTGGCAAGCCTTGTCCTTCACTCCTACCTTTAATTATCTTAGCAAGTGACATTGAACTTTTTACGGTAGATAATAAACTATTAACTGCCATTGATACTTCATGGTCAGGTTCCATATGCTTAGCTTTAACTACATCACCACGCATACGCATCTTTCCAGGCATCACTATGAGGTCTTGTTCACTTAAATCTTCTTCAGTTAAGCTTTCTAGCATAGCTGATGTTTTGTATAAAGTATTAGGATCAGTTATACCTGCGTTTACTTTAATCATGTGAACTTTTTTTCTATATTCCTTTGCATATTCTTCAAGTTTTCTACCTATACGATTGCTAATAATTTTACCTATTTCTTCCGCATTTGGTATATCATCTTCAGGTGTGAGATTACCAAACTTTTTATCAAGTATGTAGGGCCAAACACTCCACAACATACTTGCTAAATCTTGATATGCTTGATTACGAAGTGCTTTTATTTGATTGTCAGCTTCCTCTACGCTAATGTTTACTGATCGTTTTTCTTGTCCCAATGCTTTACCACCTGCTGCCATTGCTGCTCCTGCTGCTGCAGCTTTACCTAAACTACCTAAAAATCCTCTACGTGCAGGATCAGCTTCATTGATACTTTCTTCATCAGAATATTGTGCATCACGTAGCGCATCTTCAAAGATTTCATCTAATCCATAAATTGCACTTTCTAATTCATGCTTGGCTTCATACACACGACTATTATGATAATTAAAATCATCCATGTCTAAGTTATAAGATTTTACTAGTTCTTCAATGGCTACCATAATTTCATTAACGGTAGTATCGTATGAAATTCCTTTAGTAATTTTTCTAGCTTGCATTAATGCACGTTCTAAATCATCTGTACGACCTTCGTTGATACTTTCGTTCTTAGATTTATTACCCCAATTTTTTGCACCTGCTTTGCGACATTTAACCAAAGCACCAGAACCGTAGGCGCTGGGCCAAATTTTGTAACGACTTTTTACCTTATGGTAGCATGCATCTTTTTTACCTTCAGTGAATAATGCTTCACTGACCATTTCACCATTACATTGTGGGCAAATACCTTCTTTGACATAATACTCAAGACTTTCATTCTTAGTCTTGTTGCTCACCATGTCTGCTGCACCTTGACGTTGTGGGTTTGGATCTTCACGGCGTTTTTTGCGTACTGCTGCTGCAATAGCTTTCTTACCACCACTTGAACGTAATGATGCTGCTTTTTCTTTACTTAAGCATTTTGGTTTACCTTCACCTGCTTTACGTTCTCCACATTTACCAATACGCTCACCTTTAGTATTATAACGATCCCATCCACCGCCACCTGCACCACCTTCACCACCTTTACCAAACCATGCACGTAAATCCTCACTTAATTGTTCAGCAATTTCACCTTCGCTAAATTCTTTACCAACTAGTTTATCACCTGTTACACCTTGGATTAATGCCCATGCACGTTGGAATTCTTTTTCTTTAATTAATTGATTAAGGATTTCTTTTTGACGTGGGTCCGCCATTTTAAAGAACTTAACCATTTCCATTGCACCGATATTACCTTCATAACCAAGTTCCATCAATGCTTCTTCATTAGTATGGGATTGATATTCATCATAATCCATATACATATCGGTATCACGATCATAATACTTACCTTCTTTAGGATCGTAATAAACAATCTTACCTGATTTTAAACGGAATGGACCCTCTAAACCTTGGTCTGACATGTCTGTATAACGTTCTTTATCAATAGGTGTTGATATTTTCCAACTTTCATCTAAGCCTTCCGCCACACCTTGTTTTTGCAAATAAAAATAATTTGAAACAACATCACTAGGAAAATCTTCATCATAGTTAAACATATAACGAGCAGTTTTTTGACCTTGTTCGTTAGAAACAATATGATATGCTTGATTTAATATTTCATCTTCGGATGTAATGTCTTGTCGCTTGTTAAATATCTCTTTTGCTACTTTTTCACTATAGTAAGCACCAAACTCTGCGCCTTCCGCCACACCTTGCGTCTCTGGACCATCCATCCAACTCTGCGTTATTTTAATCATCTCTAACGGAATGCGTTTTTTACGGTAAATTTCCATTGCCTTTGTTCTTGCTGCTTCTTCTGACGAAAATGGGATAGCATTAAATTGTTTGTCTTTAAGAACCTTGCCTCTGACTCTTACATACCAATTTCCCGCCGAGCCTTCCGCCACACCTTCTTTCCTAATACCAAGTGTACCCGCAGGATTACCTCCACCAAACATACTAGCAAATGCATCGCTTGCTTGTTGTTTAGTATCTGCTTTTTGTTGTTTTTTTACTTCTTTCTTACTCGTAACCTTTTTAAGCATTGTTTTAAACTTATCATCATCCGTTGTTGGAGTAGTAGCTTCTGCCACAGTCTTTTTCTTTTTGCTACCTGCCCAATTGCCCCACTCTGAAGCACCACGCTCTACACTATTCATGTATTTTTTACCACTATCTGCAGTCTCATCCGTTTTTTCACGTTTTACTGTTTCTTTGAATAATGGTGTGGCAACAGTAGCAACTGAACCTGCTGTCATTTCATTAAGTTTATCTAAGGTTTTGCGAATATCTGACATGATGGAATTCCATAATATCTAGTATTTATTCGCTATGAATTAATTTAGAACTTACCTGATGGCTTTGCTATGGGTGGTATACCACTACGTTTAATCTTACCTAAACCTAATTTTATAGCATTTTGTCTAATACTATCAGGTTTAATATCAACCGTTAATGCTGTTTTAAAACGTGGGTCATCTTTTTCTGCTTCACTAGGGATATACCCTGATGCACCTTCTTCTAAATTAGCTTTTACTAATTTGGTATAATAATTAGGATCTTCACTTAAATGATCTAATGCAATTTCTGTAGCAACATCACGTATACTTGTATGTTCTAATTCTACTTTTATGCCTTTTTTAAGTTGCCCAATAATATGTTCACGACTAACACCATGCTTTTTAGCTAAATCGCTAATTGATAGTGTAGGTTTGTCAAGAATTTTTGGTCCTTTTTCTGCCATACTCATTGTTTGACTATGTATCTCATTATATGCATCACGTAAACGATGCAATAAACCACTTGTACGCAATGCTTTAAATGCTATATTCTCAGGTGAAAACTCACCTTGTGATTCTAATCCTGCCTTACGATACTTACGAATGGTATCAAGTACTGCTTCAATCTTGTCCATATCTCTTGCTTTTAATGCAAGCTCAGCAACTTGTACTAGTTTTTCAAACTTTGATTTACTAGCAGGTTCATTGATATCAGCCACACGTTTAGTAGGAAATTTTATCCAACGATCATTCAATACACTATATTCACCACGACTAACAACAGGTTGGGCAGAATCTTGTACATATAATTCTACTTCATACCCACCAATGGTAATGTCATGCTGTAAATTCCATATAATTTTCTTAACATGAAATAGTTCAGCATAGATTTCATCATGATCTAATTTTTTAATATCAACTAAAATGTGTAAATCTATATCGCTATGTGGAGTATATGTATATGAAGCATTGCTACCACTTAGTGTAATATCCTTTACATCAACATTATTGACACCTAAGTGTTCCATAAAATCATCAGCTATTTCTAACAAACGATCACGCACAGCAGGAATCATATGTTCATCCCTGAATAGTACAGGATTTAATACATCATGAAACTGTATTGCGTTTGTTAGTTTAAAATCTTCTAATTCTTGTAAGTTCATTATTATATTAATCTATAATAATATTTAGTCAAAGGATTACGTTCATCTCTCTTAAGGTTTTATATGAAATTGGTTCTTCATATACAGGTTTTAAAGATAAGTCAAAAGCTAACGAAATTCTATCATTATTACTTCTACTATGATTTACTGAGTGTGGCAAATAAGATGGAAAAATAAGTATCATACCATCTTCAGGTGTAATTTCTATATCTAGTGGATATTTGCCATAAAATGGAGTATTATCATAATTATAATACATTTGCATTTTAAATGGGTGATGGAAAACAATGTTTCCTGCATGTGGATCAGTTTGTAAATAATAAACTAATGATATAAAACTACAACTATGGACGTGCATACCATTGTAATTTCCATATTGGTTTATATTAATCCAACCTTGATAATGTGTTAATCTATCTTTTAATGGTTGAAAAACATCAATATTAATAAGTTGTGTTAACAGTTGATCCATTAATGGAGTCCATTGGACTCCATATTCGTGATTATAAAAAAATGCGCCACTTTGCCAACCACCATGGTTACTTAATTGTCTCCCAGGCGTTTCTTCCCTTTTCTCGTAACACTGTTGAATCCATTTTTGTCTATCGTTTTCATCTAGCTTTAATGATCCAACCCAAACAGGTGTACTAAAAGTGGCTAATTCCTCCATTACTCTGATTTAGTTTCAGTTTGTTCCGTTTTAGTCTCAGTGGGTGCAACAGGTTTAAATGGAGCAGTTTTTACTGCACTATCAATAACTGTTACTTTACCTTGGGTTTCACACCATTGTACAAATTGTGGACCAATATTGTTCAATAGATGTTCTTGGTTTTCCATACAGAAAACATAACTACCACTATGACGCAATAATACACGTTTGTCAACCCAAATCTTACCACCAAGATCACGCCAATTTTCGCACATAGTCCAATCTTCACTATAGTAACGATTTTGACGAACGGCTGTATCAAAGTATGTTGCAAGATACTGATCATATACAGGATCTAAACCAATATCATTCTTATATGGTTTTACTGCAGGATGTGCTTTCATTTTTTCAAACACATGACGTTTAGTCAATAGGAAACCTGTACCTGCTTTTGATACTTCTTGTAGCCCATCAGGACCTTCTTCCGCACCTTCAAAACCATTAACGACCCATTTAATAGGCATGGTTTTCATTGGGTATAGTCCACCAATAACATCTTTGTCACGGTTAAGTAGGACTAGTAAGTGCCATGGTTCCCAACCAATATCAGCATCAACGAAAAACAAGTGTGTTGAATCTTTTTGATGCATAAACTTTGCAGTCAATGTATTACGTGCACGTGAAATCAATGATTCGTTGACCATAGTTTCAAGTGTCCAATCAATACCAAGTTGACGTGCGGTATTTGCAAACTTAATAAAACTCATAAAAGTTGATTCAGTTAACATACCACCATAACATGGCATTGCAATGTGGCATTTTGTAGTACGTAGGAAATCAACGTTTACTTGTACTTGACCTGGCTGTGGGGGGGATGCTGCTTTTTTTGCTTCTTCTTCAGATACAGTGCCACCAAGACTTGCTGCTTGGGGTGCTTTATCCGCTAATTCTTGTACTGCGTCTACGGGTACGGTTGGCTTTTCTGCGATTGCTTCAGTTGTCATAAATATCCTCTTGTTAAGATATGGATATTTAATGGGTTTGATGATGCTCAAATTATTTTTCTGCTACATAATCGTTGTTTGATGGTTGTTCAGTTTCTTGTAATACCATTGGTCTTACTTGTGAAGCTTGTTTTAAACCTTCTTTAATTAATTGTAACAAACGTAGCTTTTGCTGTGGTGTAGCAGTGCTTAACAATGGTTTGCTTTCAGCAATTAATTTTAGTATAGCTTCTTTTTTCATATTAGTAAGTGATAGAAATATTTATGATTCCACTTGTAAAATCAGATGCTTGCCCACGCATCCATAACCAATTACCTTGTATAGGTTGTGGTGCTACATTACTAAAATCAATAGTCAATAAATCAACCCAATCTTTATCTTCAGATGGACTGATTTCTAACGAACCTTGTATAACAACATTGCCACTTACTGCACCTGTATTAGAATAATTTACAGTGGTAGTAGTCTTTGGCGATAAGAAATAACTTACACCCTTAGCTGCGCTACCTTTCCATGTTGGTCCTACGTTTGCACCATTAACATTTGCAGCAATTGTTTCAGTTGTTAACACAAGTGACATTATTGTTTCTCCACCTCAACAATAATATTACTATCAAGTAATTCTTGAACAATTGCTTCTAAACTTGGTGCAAAATCCTTATCAGTTAATGTTGTTATAGTTTCAGTATCTTTAATTAACTTACTTAAACGTATAACAACAATTTCTTCTTGAATTTTAGCCATAAAAGCCTCCTGTTATATATTTATGCTATTTCAGGAGGTTTTTGTATCATACATTCCTTTTTAATATGTTCATGAAAAGTCATATAAAATAATGATTGCACTTGTTCTTGATCATAATCAAAAAATAAGTTTCCATCGCTCCACCTCCCATTTTTGTTTCTATTATCCCAATTTAAAAACCAACTTAAATTAGCTGAAGGGAAAAAATGTTTGCTATACTTTGTAAAAAATTCTTGTAAATCCTGGATATCTTTAGCTGTATACACTTTACTTTTTAAAAATACACGAAAATTATGCTTTGGGTTTTTATGGTATATAGTTTCTTTTGGTCTAGAAAAGGTATAAAGCACTTCTTCAACTGTTTCAGGTTGTTGTAAGGTTATAGCAATTTCTTCTAAAACATCATATCGTGTTGAATACACTGTAATATCATTACGATGTGTCAATGTTTTAACAAATTCTACATATTTTTCTTTCCATAATAAAAATTTTCTAAGTTCAGTTAAATTTTTTTGGTAAGTAGCACGATTATTAGCACGTTCTAATTCACGATCTATATAAGCTACATCGTAGGCCTTAAAAATACCTGCTTGTGCAATATGAAATGTTGTTTTATACTTGTACTTGTCATACCATAACCAATGTTGATTAGGGTTAGATACAAGATTTGTATAACTAAACCCTGATAATACCATCTGTTCCAATTACGCTAGTCCTATTTAATTTTACTTCTGCAGTAAATTCGATCTTGTCATCAACCACTGTGGTATTAACAACCGATGATTTAAGACGCTCAAACAAGATCTTTTTACTTAACGGTACACGAATGACTTCATCAATTTTACGTGCAAGTGGACGTGCTCCCATTTTGTCATCGTACCCAACCTTAGCTAGATATTCAACAGTGTCTTCGGCTAAATTCAACGTAATATCATGCTGTGATAATAATTGTGACTTAAGTTCATTAACAAATTTAACCACAATTTTTTTAATCGCAAGATTATCTAACTTTTTGAACTTACAAACCATATCAATACGATTACGTAATTCAGGCTTGAAAAATTCTTTTAATGCTTTATCATCTTCACCCGTTTTTTGTGTTGACCCAAACCCAATGTTTGCTCGTTCACTATCTCTTGCTCCTAAATTACTTGTCATAATGATGATAGTATTCTTGGCATCAACAGTTTTACCATTTGTACTAGTAATTCTACCTTCATCTAATAATTGCAAGAATAGGTTATAAACGTCAGGATGTGCTTTTTCAACTTCATCAAACAATAGTATTGCATATGGGTTTTTACTTAAATCATTGATAATTTTTCCACCACCAAGATTACCTTCCCCATACCCCACATACCCAGGAGGTGCCCCAATCAACGCAGCAACACTATGCTTTTCTTGATATTCACTCATATCATAACGCAACAATGGCATACTAAGGTATTCACTTAATAAACGTGCGGTTTCAGTCTTACCACTACCTGTTGGTCCCAAAAATAAGAAACTTGCCATAGGTTTCTTTTCATTTGAAATACCTGCATAACTAACATAGATACGTTCTAGAATTTGTTCAACGGTTTCATCTTGACCAAACAATTTAGACTTGATATTACCCTCAAGATTAATCATCTTATCTGAGTTATCACCGCTTAATTTGTCAGGTGAAACCCCACACATTCTAGTAACTTGTTCTTTGATACTAGCTTCATTAATAATTGCACCATTATTATTAGCTACACGTTGTTTTGCACATGCTGCATCTAATAGATCAATACTTTTATCAGGGTTTTTACGCTCATGTATATATCGACTACTGTACGTCACTGATGCTTCAATAGCATCTTTTTCAATAACAACATCATGAAACTTTTGCAAACGTTGACTTAAACCTGTAAGAATATTAATGGTAGTATCACGATCAGGTTCATCAATAGAAACACGATAGAATCGACGCATTAATGCACGATCTTTTTCAAATGACTCGTAATATTCTTCCCATGTTGTACTTGCTATAATTTTTAGATTACCTTTAGTAATAGCAGGTTTAATCATGTTAGCAAAATCTACGCTACCACCACTACCATTACCACTACCTCGCATAGTATGTGCTTCGTCAATAAACAAGATTGTTTTTGGCTTGCTTGCTAGTGCTTCCATAACTTGTTTGACTTTTTCTTCAAAGTCACCACGATACTTAGATCCTGCAAGCAATGATCCTACTTCTAATGAATATACTTCATGTTCTAGTAGGAATGGTGGAACTTCTTCATCAATAATACGTTGTGCTAAACCTTCAGCGATAACGGTTTTACCAACGCCTGGGTCGCCAACCATTAATACATTTGATTTAAATCGTTTAGCTAAAACATTAATAATATCTTCTACTTCAGTTTCACGCCCAATTAATGGTTCAATTTTACCTTTCTTTGCTAAATGAGTAAGATTAATAGTATGTTCTTCTAGTATTTCATTAGCTTGTTCTTCAGATAGTTTTGAACTATGTTTAATTGATTTTTGTTTTTTGTTCCAATATTGAATGAATTCAGAACGTGTTATGCCCCATTTTAATAAGAAATAATGTGCGTGACTATTTGTTTCTTGCATTAATGACGCATACAAGTCAATAATTTCAATTTGTCTGCGCCCTGTAAACAATACTTGTGTTACTGCACGATTGAAAACTCGCTCTAGTGAATTAGTTTTCTTAGGGGCAATTTCAGATTCAGTATCATCAGTAGGAGCATTTACTACTAAAGTATTCATTGAATCTAGATAACCATTTACTTCAGTAATCATTTGCTCAGTATCTACGCCAAAATCATCAAGTAGTTTTCTAAATGAATCATAGGTAATCATACTTAACAACGCATGTTCTAATGTAACATAAGCATGTTTTTTAGTTTTAGCAATACGAATTGCTTCTTCAATAATACTTTCAATCTCAGGATTTGTAATCATTCTTTATTCTCCGATTTTCTATCATGCATTGTAATTCCATTTAAGTGATCAACTTCATGCTGTATAACTCTAGCTTCTAAATTACTAAAATATTCAGCTATGAATTTACCTTCAGCAGTTTGATACTCTAACATAATTGTATCAGGTCTTTCTAGCTCTACCGATTCATTAGGATAACTTAGGCAACCTTCGGTATATGGAACCATTTTTTGACTAAAATCAATGATTTTTGGGTTATAAAATACACGGTCATTGTCATTTACACTCATAACAAACACACGGTCTCGCAACCCAACTTGATTTGCTGCTAAACCAATACCACCACTTTTGTGCATAAATTTTAATAATTCAGTACCCAATAATTCATTTTTAATTGGGTAAGTAAAATTTACAGGTTTGGTTTCAAGGTGTAACGTTCTTTTAGTTAATTTCATTTCGTATTTACATTACAATGTTTCTCTAAAACTCTGATGATTTCGTCATCTATACTTTCGGGCATAACAGGTTTAATAATGACATATTGATCACCTTGACCTTGTTGAGTTACCATACCATGTCCATTTAACCTAAGTGTTGAATTAGGACGTGTACGTGGATCTATCGTAATTTCTAACTCCTTGCCTAAAATAGTTGGGACAATAATTTTTTTACCAATGACTAAATCAAAAATAGAAACATCAACTGTATAATAAATATCCAATCCTCGACGATCAAATAGTGGATGACTATGTTGCCTGAAATTAACTTGAAGTAACCCATCAGGCAATAGCCCATCATACCGTACTACAGCACCATCGTCAATACCCCTAGGTAAATCAATCTTAAATAATTGTGGACCACTTGGTGTATTAAGATGTACGGTTTGTTGTTCACCCTTAGCAATTTGTTCTAGGGTGACAAAAATGGTTGCTGTATAGATACGTTTTTGTGGTCTTGCTTGCTGTCTAAAAAACTGTCCGAAAATATCTTCAAACTGTGGACCACCAAAGTTAAAATGAAAACCACCTTGCTGTGGGTTAAATCCATTAAATTGTGGTTGAGGGCTATCGTAAGCTGCCTTTTTTTGTGGGTCGCTTAATGTATCATATGCTACTTGAATTGATTGAAACTTAGCAGTATCTCCACCACGATCAGGATGATGTTGACTAGCTAGTTTACGATATGCTTTTTTAATTTCATCAGGTGTGGCATTTCTGTCCACACCCAATGTTTGATAATGGTCCATTAAGTTATTTAAACTTAAGCTTTCCCTGCGATTTTTTCTTGGCTACGTCCATATGCTGCTAAACCTAACACTGCACCCATAGCAATATGGTATAAACCTGCACCTTGTAGGGTAATTGGCATCCATTGACTGTTAACTTGTCCATGACTTAACGCTTGTAATACACTCCAAAGTATAGGGAATATTACAAAATCACATGTACAGGTAACCATGTAAATAACAGCCATCATGGGTCGCCACTTACTGTTAATAAAGTTACCAAAACTATCATCCGTTTTGATCAGCACTTCAGCAGGACCGCTTTGCATTGCGCCGCCTGGGTTTTTGAGGATTTCAGCTTGATTAGCTTGTGGTGGTGCTCCCCATTGTTGTGCTGCTTTTAAATCATGTGGGCTATGCCAACCATCTGTTTTTACACTTGGATCTTTAACTAAACGCTCATGTGCTTCATCATTAAGCGCAAAACCTTTTTCATCGTCAGAACGTTGTGCCAATGTTATTGTTGTTATAGGCATGCTTGTTTCCTTAAATTATACCTGCTTGACGTTGCATCGCTAATATATCTTCATCTTTAGATACACTAGTTTGTACACTTACTCCTGCAATGTTACGCCATTCATTTAATTCTAAATCATTTTCTTCTTTATACTCAGATGAATTTAGTGGAACGTTAGCTTGAATAAACTCTACGCTTGCATCACCTTTTTCACCATTCGCTTTTAAACTCCAATTTTCAATAGGAATTCCTGTTAATGTTTTTAAATCTTCAATTAATGTAATAATATGTTTTGCTGCAATTTTTTTACGCTCTAATTCAACAAACACTAGATATTTATTGGGGGAGACTTCGCCTGGGCTACGATCAGAGTCAAGTACCCAATCATAACCACGTTCAAACCAATTCACTAAATCTTCAGCAGCATTTTCATCTTTTACCGTAAAGCTTAATGTTATAATATCACTATCTTTACCCATTGATGATTTATACTTGTCAATACCAACAATAGGAACAATCAAATGTTCCATGTCCAAATAATTAAGACTTTCGTTTAATATGGTCATAGTGGTGGACCTCCTGTTGGGGGTCCTGCAGGAGCAGGTGGTGGCATGGGTGGTCCACCTACAGGTTGTCCTCCACCTTGTTCACCACCTTTAACTTCTTCAGTATCGTAATCTTTTTGATATGCATCATCTAAATCTTCTAAATCAATAGTTTGCTCAGCAATATCTACGCTACCTTCACGAATATCATTCATTAATGTTTTAGGAATGGTAATATTCACTAACCATACATGTTTTTTAGTTTTCTTTGGGTAATGGGTGCCTGGCTTATAGTCCATAGGTTCTTTAATTTCAACGGGAACTTCTACACTTGTTTCTTTAAATTTAACCTTACAGCCTAAAGTAACCAAACGTCTACCTGCACGTGGGTCAGGCATCATTGAACGGGGCCACATAAATGTACAAGAAACTAGATATTTCCCAATAACAGGACCATCAACTAATTCGCCCATTTTCCAATTTTTAAATGCATATAAATCTGCTTCATCTAGAACACGTTCAAAATCTAATAACGTAGCCATCGTACCATCACTTGTCATGATACCTTTTACGTTATTAACAATGTCAACCCATTCTAATGAATCTAAGAATGTATCTTTCTTAGGCATAATATTTTTCCATGATACAGTATTTATCTTTTATTAGATATGGAAGATGTAAACGGGTTTTTAGGAGAACAGCTATGTATTTATGCGTTTAATTGTAGAAAAACGTAGTGATAAAACCGTGTTATAAAATCTTTAAATACGTTTGAGCAAGTTGCTCATTACTAAAAGGAGTGTAATTTTGAGTCGTAGAAAAAATTCGGCTATCCGAAAAGAACAAGAAAAATTTATGAAACACCCACAGAAAGACACACAGACCTACTACCAAAAACATGAAAACACTATTGAGTTTAATCCTCAACGTCAACGTAAATCAATACATTTAATCCCCAAATCTGTTAACCAAGAAGATTATATACTTGCACTTACTGATGATCGTGTAGATGTTGTAGTTGGTACAGGTCCTGCAGGTACAGGAAAAACTTATCTTGCCACACTTGCTGCTATACAAGCATTACGCAGCAAACAATGCGAACGCATAGTATTAACACGCCCTGCGATTACAGTGGATGATGAAAAACATGGCTTTTTACCAGGCGATCTTAACCAAAAAATGGAACCTTGGACAAGACCATTGCTAGATGTGTTTCGTGAATTCTATCATGTAAAAGAAATTGAACACATGTTAGCTGAACAAATCATTGAAATATCACCACTAGCATTTATGCGTGGTAGAACATTTAAAAATGCGTACGTGATATTAGATGAAGCACAAAATGCCACACCAAGTCAACTTAAAATGTTGTTAACACGTATTGGTGAGAATTCTAAGATTATTATTACAGGAGATGTAGAGCAATCAGATAGAAAACGATCCGATAATGGACTTACTGATTTAGAACAACGATTACAGTTTCATCCAATTGATACCATTCAATTATGTAAATTTACAGTATCCGATGTTCAACGACACCCAATAATAGAAAAAGTATTAAAATTATACGGGTAAAAAATAAGGCTCAGTAATGAGCCTTATCCAACCATAATCTCGTAAATTTCTTTCCAATTTTTAACACGTGGGATCATGGGATGACTATATTCCATATTGTGTCCATGTTCCATCAAAATTGGTCTTAAACCGCACCGCAATCCTGCTTCACAGTTTGCATACTTATCTTCGATCCAATAATATTCCGAACCCGCATACTTTGCAAGTTCTTCATCTTTGTCCGCACCTGTATCTAAACAGATGATTTCTTCAAAAACTGTTTCTCCAAACAATTTCTGTAGATTCATTCGACGAAGTTTTTGCGCATTCTTGTCTAAACTAAGCGAAGTGATTGCATGGAACACATAACCATGTTCTTCGTGCAACTTTTTGACGTAATGAATGGCATCACGTAATGGTGGCAAAAACCCAATGGCAGCAGATTCGTTAAAAATCTTGATTAGTTTCTTACCTTCTTCTTTGCTGATACCGTAGCGTTTTCCAATATTGTATTCATACTGTGAACCACTTACTCTAGCATATCCATGCTCTTGCATCCAACAATCAAAAGCATATTCCCAATTACACAAAACACCATCAACATCAACAAGAATCAAATTACTATCTGTCAAGATCATTCCTCACTAAAAACCTATTATATCAAAAGAAATTGAAGGTGTCAAGTCTTATCAGCAGCTTCAGACAACTGAGTAATTAATTCAGGGTAAACTTTACGATAATAATCGTCCATTAACCCAAAATCAGTTTCTACCTTTTTACCTTCGATAACACATTTTACCACTTTTTTGTCTTTATAATCAACAATGACATTACAAGATGAAAGGTCTTTATCACGCAATCTTGTTGAAAAACCAACTTGCTCGTCAATTTGACCACTTGATTTACGCAAATATGTAATCAGTAAATATCTCATTTTTTCTTTCTTGTTGTTTTAGCTTTTGGTTTAGGCTGTTCGATGACTGCGCCTTCGTAGCCTGGGTGGTAGGGGGCTTCCTCAACTAATCGTGTACGATTATGTTCTTCAAGTGCATTGCTAATATGGGTGCGTAATTGATCCCAATCAATGTCAAAATCTACACGACCGTCACCATGTACAGTTCTTGTTGAATAATGACCTGATGTAATACTTTCAAGTTCTTTAGTCTCGGTTTTCTTTGCTCTTGCCATGTTAATTACCTCTTGATGTTAATTCAATTAATGTTGCTGCTAAGTTAATTTCAGGTATACCTACTAATGAAAGATTAGCTAAACCATTACGTATAATAATAATTGCTGCATCTTTTTCAGATTGAGTAGTACCCCATAATTCTAAGTTATCATACATCCATTTATAAATGGCTTCTATTCTTGATGGATTGAAACTTAAATACTGTAATAATTCTTTTCTACCTTCAATGACTTT